TTCCTAAAGTGGTTCCTCCAACTACAATATTATAACCTTCTACAGCTACTCCATCATTATGAATTAAACCAGCATCATTAGTTTGTAAATTATAATTTCTTGTTAAACCTGAAAAAGTTTTAGTACCTGCTGTTAAAGTAGTATATTTTATTAGTTCAGTTCCTATTTCAAGAACTCCACCCCCGTCAGCTGTAGTAGGAAAACCTGTTATATCATCTACGACAACAGAGGTAGACCCAGCTGTTAAAGCTCCATCTAACGTTGTTGCTAAGTCACCATCAGTATTTCTTCCAGTCATTGAAAGGGATATGTTGGTTGCTTGTATGTCAGACTTAAAGCCCATAAAATCCTTTAGTTGTGGCTCCCGAAGGAGCCACTAATTATTTACTAACTCCAAGGTTGAGCAAACGCACCACTACCAATTAACTCTGCGTTGATCTGCCAAATTAAACCATCAACTGCTCTACATCTAATGTGAGCACCTTCTAGTCCACCTTTAGTAGTAGCTGTCAAAGTTAAAGTATCAGTTCCACCTGCTGAAAAAGCTGTTACAGCTCCTGGATCAGTAGCTGTGTTGTTATAGATTGCCATTCCTCTAAAAACGTCAGCAGTATCTCTTCCCGCTGCAGTTCCAGCATTTAATACAAAAGTGTTTGCACCTGTTAAACTTGCAGTTACGATAAACTCATAAATCATCCCTACTCTGTTTGTAGAATTTGGATCAGTCCCTGGACCTGCTACTGCAGCATTTGCTGTATCTATGATTGAAGGTAAATTAAATACAGTGTTTGCGTCTCCTATTTGTACAATTTTACCTTGGTATAAATCTATACCAGTGATATTAGTTCCACCATCAACAGTTCCTGTGATTGATTGTGCCATGTTTGGACCTGTTCCTAAGAACCCATTAAGGGATCTGACTGGTCCGTCAAACGTTGTTCTTGCCATAATATTTTCTCCTCTATAGCGGTTAAATAATGTAGTCTCTATAGCGTCTGTCTAGTCAGTCTACAAAATTATATATTCTAGATTTTTATATTATACATAAAAAAAGGGGCAGAGTAAACTCCGCCCCTAATTTGTTATCAATCTAACTTAGATTAACTAGTTGGTAAGTTTCCGTTACCAAAGATAGCTCTAGGATCAGAAAATCCAAATGAATATCTTTCTCTAGCTTTAAATCTAACGTTACCTGTATCGAAGTCACCTTCCATAGCAGTTTTGATTGGACTTCTAACAAAATGCTTCATTCCATTAGGAACATCCGTTAAAATATAAAAAGAATCACTATCTGTTAAGAAGTGATTAATTCTGTATCCTTCAGGAACCATTCCCATAGAAGCTAAAGCATTGATGTCATTGTCAGCTGTTCCTGTTCTTAGAGGAGATTTCATCAATCTCTCAGCAGTAAATTGTAATTCTTTTGGAATTATCATTTTTCTGCCTGAAAGAGCAATTTTTAATCCTCTTTCATCTACAAAACCAGCAATATCAATCAATGATTGCTCAAGCGATGTTTCATTCAAGTCAGCTGCAGTAGCTAGTACGTTTGAAAACGTTCCGCCAGTTGCTAACGGATGCAATGCATTAATCAAAGACACTCCGTCACCACCTGTAACAGTAGTAATTTGTGCATTGTTTAAAACAGAAGCCGCTGTGACTTGTTTTGAGTGTGACATAGATCTTGCTAAAGCTTTTGTGTATCTTCCTGCAAGTTTGTCATACAAGTTATCTTCAATCGCTTCTTCAGTTATAGAGAAAGCAAGAGCAACAGTGTTGTGTGTGTATCTAGCAGTGAAAGTTTCATTTGCTTGATCGAACACAACGCCCGCACCTTCTTGTTTAACTGGAGCACCAGCGAAACCTGATAGCATAACTTCTTCTTCAAACGCTCTGTCTGAAGATTCTGTCATGAAGATTTCTGTATGCTCATTGTCGTAACGATTGTATTCCAGGCCGAATAGTGCATTCAATCCTGGCTCTAGTTCTTTAACTAGCTGTGATCGTGATATAGCCATTATTTATTTCTCCTATTATAAGCCTGTACCACTTCTATAGAAGTGATTGTTGATTCTAACAAGAATATTAGCGTTAGCAGAAGCAACGTCTGAGTTTGCTGGATCTTGCGAAATATCAATTGCTTGCACAACAAATGTTCCGTTAGTTCCAGAAACGCTAACGTCAAGTTGCACTTCCGATATTCCTGTTTTTGTGTTTCCAGTACCAGTGGTTACTGAGTAGTTTCGAAACAGATCCGCTCTTGCGAAAGTCGCATCAGCATCCATCAAAAAAACTGCATCTGGGTCATCAACAACAAACGCTGTAATATCGTTTGTTGCGACTCCGCCAGGATAGTAGTTTTTCCAAGTCGGCTTTTGAGTTGTAGGATCTGAGTAAAATACTCCGTTGAATACACCTACTACAGCAGTACTAGTATTAGCAGTTGCTCTTTCAATGTTTCCCCCAGTTACAGGTACAACCAAGTCACCTTGGTAAATTGCTGTAGCATAATTGCTAGCAATCGTGTATCTGTTCTGAGCTCCAACCAATGGGGTACCGTCTAGTTTTCTGTACGGTCTTAAACCGAACTTTTCACTTACGTTTGCCATTTTATTTTTACTCCTATTTTATTGTTAAGTTAAAGCCGACCTTACGTTGGTAGATATAGCCAAAAAATTTTTAGCGTTTACGTCCACCACCAAAGGTCACTCTGGTCTGCCTATCAATATTGATCGGCATACCTGGGTGCTGTTCCTTCATGAGATCATTTTGTACAGCTGTCATTTGGTCCTGAGTAATTTGTGAAAAATACTCATTACGCTGTTTTAAAATCTCTTCGGGTATCCTTGCCAGCACAAGGCCTCCAATCCCGATGAACCCCTGATATTGTCCTGTAGCAATAATAGGATACTTATTTGTTTCGACTGAATCTTTATATTCATCAGATCTAACAAATTCATAACCTTCTCTTAGTTTCTTTGATACATTTCCTGCATCTTGGAAACCAGCTACTTCGGTTCTTATCCATCTATGAACATAACCGTGTGGTGCAGGTGGTGCATCCAAACTCGATGGTAAAGTCCAACTTTTTTTTCTAGTTGTCTCAATTCTAGAATCGGACTTGCGTGAAGACTTGTCTAGTGTAGTCATATTATCTTTCCTCCTTCACGAATTTAGCGTATTCCTCTAGTGGCACCCCTAATTTTTTAGCAATAGCCACCTGTGACTTGGTGAGAGTCACGGTTCTGCGTCCCCCTTGCTTTCTAGAAACTCCAGCAACAGATTGGACGGGCTTCTTGTTGCTACTTTCCTCACGGACAGTTTCTTCAGCATTAGCAAACTTAGAAGGAAAATAATCCTTCATTCGTTTATTAATTTCATTATAGTAGTCATCACTCTCTGCGTCAAACCCTTGACCTAAAAGCTCATCATGCAGACCCATAGCAGCAGAGGTCAATACTCTATCTTGACCAAACCAACTATTGTCTTGAGCCCAAGTTCTTGCTCTAGGGCTTATAGGAGCAGTATTTTGAGTGATTGCTTGCTCGGTAGATACTTGTTCTTTAGGTTGAGACTCTATTTCTTTTTGTCTCTTTTCTTTTTCCGATAAAGAAATTCTTACTTTCTCTTTTTCTACAGCTAATCTAGTTAAACTATCGTTAGCCTCCATTACTTGATCGGTATCCTGAACATCTAACGCATCTTTTAACTGTCTTCTTACTTTATCTCTCTCAGCGTCAATTCTAGCGTCATACTGTTTTAAGTATTCCGTATCGCTAGTCTCATACTTCTCAGAAACATCAGAATATTTTTTTTGAAGACCTTTAGCATACTCAAGTGCAGCTTTTTCTCTTCTTTCTGACTCTCTGTATTTAAAAGTTAGTTCTTTAATTCTTTTTTGAGCATTCTCAGAAACTTTAGAAAGATTATCCTTAGAATCTTCTTTTTTAGTTTCCGTTTCTTGAATAAGATCAACTTCAGGTTGTTCTTTTTTAGTTTCTTGCTCTATCTCTTTTTTGTCTTCTGTTTTTTCTTTAGCTAGAGTAGAAATATCTGTATATCCTAAATCTACATCTTCCTTTTTAATCTCAGAAGCATGTTTGTCTTTGTCTGTATCGGTAGTCTCAAAGTTAATGCTTGTTTCTTGAGCATCATCTGTATCAAGATCTACTTCATTATTATTTACTTGTTCTTGCATAGTTTCTCCTAGTAGTTATGAATGATATTTTGTGGATCACTGACCGTGCCGATAATTTCATCGTCATTAAGAATCCTTACTTCTCCAAGATCTGTTTTAAATCTAGATCCAGCGTATCTCCCAAAGATTACCCACTGTCCTTCTTTACACCAAGCTCCTGTGGGAAATTTAATTTCGTCTTGATAACAAAGAGGTCCCATTTTTATTACGAGAGCACATACAGTTGCTATAGACATTCTTTCTTGAGCTTCATCCGATATATGAATTCCACCTTTTGTTTTTGAAGGTGGCATGTAGGGACGTACTAAAATTCTCCAGCCAGTAGGCTCTGGAACTTTACTAAGCATTTCTGATATGTCATTTGGATCGGTAGGTATAGTTGAATCTTTTTCTTTTTTAAGACTCGAAACTATCGCTGACCCGTCTGGTTTCACTAAGGTCGTCATCTTCTATATCCTCATTTTTCAGCAGGTATTGAATCACCTGAAGCAGTTCTTCTAAAGAACTGAGTTGACCCCTAGAATACTGAAGCTTCTCTATAGTGTCAACACCATGCACGATGTGCTCGGATTTGACCTTAATTAAATTTTTTATTTCGGATCGTAAACGGTTAACTGTATCTATATCCATCATAGGAAAGTACTAACAAATACCAGAAGAAAAAGCTATAGTTATTTTTTCTTAGTATTGATAATATCCGTTGCTTTTATGCCATATACAGCTGCTACCACTGAAATCCAAAGTCCAGTAATCCACCATGGCATAGCCTGTAATTTTTCAAAATAGAGGTCTAATTTTTCACCTATCTTCTCGTCTTCTGCAAAGACTGAATAGGCTAATAAAAACAAAGGTGAAGATAAAACTAAAAGTATAAATTCATCTTTCCAGTCTCCTTTTTGAGACTCAGATACTTGATGCTTGAGCTCTATTTCTCCTCGAGACATTTTCTCTGCGTGCAGTAATC